TAAATCTATAATTCCATCTACCAAAGAACTTCTCCCACTATAGTATTTATAGTGTACTGATTATATTTCTAATCAGCTTTAATTTGTTTTTGTTAAAGAGTGTTCTTCTAGTCCCCGGATGTAACGGTTTTGGGAAATAGTTAGTGTGTACCCAACTATATCCTCCGCTTTCTGAATTTAATTTTGGAATGAATTCTTTTTCTACTAATATTACAAATGTATAATAGCTAAACGTTTTATCTCTGGAATGATACTGGTCGAGCGGATAAACTTTTACAATATCTTCTATAGGATCTAACCCTATTTCTTCTTTTAATTCTCTTAGTAAACCTTGTGATACATTTTCATCTATTTCGACTTTACCACCAAATAGTCCCCAATTTCTTGGATAAGAACTTTCAGTTGAACGTTGCTGTAATAGAATTCGTTTAGTGTCTTTAGCAAGAATACACGCACCCGCCGCCCTTATCATTCGCCACCTTCATCTACTAGCTCAAGTCTCCAATATCCACCCTCGTAAATACCCTGATATGTATCACTCCATGTGCCATTTTCAAACTTAAATTGTTGTAGGGTAGTGGTATTTGTCACATATGCACGTCTATCAAATTCACTTGCATCAAAAGATATTACCCATTCATTGCCATTATATTCTATAATGTCGTTTTCGCCAATATCAACATTAAAATGATTTACACTTTCGTCATCTAATCCTAGACCTATTAGGTATCTTTGTCCTAGTGATGGCATTGGGAAACCATTAAATCCGGGTCTTGCGGTATTTGGATTTATAATTCTATCAACGGCTGCAATAGTATTCGTTGGTAACGTGTCTCTATCTAGTTCAAATGAAAGTAATGTAGGGTCATTCGTTGTTGATAGGGTCCCAATAACATCCGCATTCAAGTCTTCTAGTTCACCGTGATATTTTAATCTCATACGAGAAACACCATCGTGTAACATACCATAGTTTGAAAGAACTTCTTCCCAGGTTCTTTCATTATCCCAGTTGCCGTTTTCCAACACTTTAATGAATATATTTCCACCATCTTCATATACGTTTACTGCATAGTTACCCGGTGTTACAACCACACTCGACTGTCTTTCTAAATCTCTAAAGAATTCAAATGCATCTGGGTCATAATCAAGTGTGTCTAAATCAGTGTATTGATAGATATTATGAATAATATTCCTAATTACATTTTGTCTTGTAACTTGCGCTGGTGGATTAATCCAAATAGGTATCTGAAAAAACAAACTAGCAATATCAATTTGGTCTTCTACACCTGCAGGAATACCACGACTTGTCCATTGAATATCCGTAAGCTCAACTGTTGTGATAGTGGTCCAATCGATTGGGTTGTCATTCTGTTGAATTTCTAGTGCTGGGTTAAACAGAACAAGCATTTGTTCCATTAACTGTAGTTTTTGATCTGTATTACTTGTCCATACATCTACTTGCATGTTAAGCAAGTAAGGGACTGGCATAAGACGCCCTACGCTATACTTAGGTCCTGTCTCGTTAGTATACGAGCTAGTCTCAGGGTCCCAACGTCTTTCATTAACGCTTACACTATCAGTAAAGAATGGTTCTTGTACTCTTGCTCTATCTGGCTGAACACTTTGTATCCAACATGCAATAAATGGAGCAGAGTTTACAATGTTTTCTGAATTGTTTTTAAGAACAGTAGCAGCCATACGTGATACATCACCGTAACGTGCTGGAACTCTGATATAGTAATCAGATACACCATCATTCATTTTCTTGCCTGTTTTGACAGAAAAGCCACTGAACATACGTACAAATTGTAGAACGTATCTTCTTATTTGTTCGTCATAAAAATGTGATTGTTTAACTGTCATTATTCGTCTACCTTAGGTCTAACTGCTTTTGAGAGATTCACTTTAGAAGTCACTTCTGTTCCATCATCAAGTACTACACGGCCATCATTATTGATAAACTTATGATGCAGCGCATGTCCAACTTCCCAAGCACCATCATCATCTTCAATCTTATACCATTTGTTATCACGGTATTGGAATAGACGTGCAGGATTATAATCAACACGTAAGAAGTACGCATCATCATCGGGTGATTGAGGAAAGCGTGTGCCGCTCTCTACAGTAGCATAGTCTACATCATCGGGATGATCTGACTGTTCAGCATATTGTAGATTGTTTGTTCTATAATCGTAATACTTTCCCGGAACATTCTCTTGTGCTTCTTCTACGATAGCATCATTGATTTGAAGTTCTTTATTGTATGTAGAAAGAATGTTTTTCAAATCATCAGCTTCTTCTCCGGTTCCAAAGATATCTGAGTACTCTTGTGTATCTTGTAGTTGCTTGCAGCGAATACGCCAAATATGTGGCCACCACCCTGGATCAAACCCTTCACTTGCTTTAGAGCCTTCTTGTACAACCCAATACTGATTAACTGCGGCTGCGTCTTCATCTAATAGTAAGTCATCTCTCATGTGAGGAAGTTCGATAACATCACCTGTCATAAGTTTACGACCGATACGTTCTACCATATCATTAAGATGTACAGTAAAGATGTTTTGATCCGAACCCAAGAACATACCAAACTGTGACAAGTCAAAATCTTGGTCGCTTACAGTATAAGCACCGCGCAGTTCGAAAACAGTTGTCTCGTAACGTCTATCACGATTCTCCATGAACAGCAAGTCTTGAATAGGAGGGTTTGCTGGGTCATAGTTTGGATCGTTTTCGTCAACTGAACCTATATATTTGTGAACTAGTAGGGCAGTACCACCATGCTCAAAATGAGCCTTTACCATCTTGTCGATGAATTTGTAGTCATTACCTTTACGTGGGTTCCATAAACTTAATCTTGGCATGTTTTTTTCCTTGACTTATTACTGTATTTATCTTATAGTTATAATTAACGTACGGAGAAAATAAATGCTAAATGACGGAACGATAGTGTTACGGGGAGTAATTAACCCAGTGACAATAGCACAATTTAAACTATGGGCTACTAACCCAGAAAGATATCATCGTGGTAATGGTGTAGACGGTAATTATTATAGCGAACACGATGGTAAACGTGAATATGATGTATGGTGGACTACGCAACCTCCAAAAGAAATGTGGGTCCCACTAGTTGTACAACTACAAGATCCAATCACCCATTTGTTCGGTCATAAGAATTGGGATATTCATGTAGTAGACTGTATCACTACACGTCCAAGTTCCAACAAAATTTACGCACACATTGATACCCCATATCGTTTTCAGGAATTCTCACAGATAGACGAATGCTTGGGAGTACAGATTATTATTCCGCTAGATGACTTTACATTAGAGAATGGCGCAACAGCATACTTACCCGGATCGTCTTTAGAAAAGATTGATTATATGGACTTAGAACTTCACAGAGACTCATATAACATGAGATTGAAAAAAGAAGGACAGCAATTCTTATCAAAGCCCGGTGATGTTTTGATGTATGATGGTCGCACACTACACTCAACAATGCCAAATAAATCAACAGAGTTTCGTTCAGCATTGCTTATAAATGCACTAAAATCTGATATTATTGACCGGGTCCAAGAACTTGACAAAAACACCGATTTCGTCAAAAAGTAGAAAAAACTTGACATTTATCGTAATTATTGTATTATGATTCGTAAATAGAGTTTGTAGGAGGACTCATGGCAGTGGCAACTAGAAAAAAAATGACAAGAGCAAAAGTGACGAAGAAGCCGGCAAGAGCAAGAACGCCAAAATTTGTTGACGAAAAATACACAGGACCAGAACCAGACTGGACTTATGCGGAAGACATGACCGCAGAAGAATATTACCGTGAACGGTGTCGTACAGGATTTTATTATAATTATTTCTATACGACAAAAGATGGTAAGCCGTGGGTACTTGCTTGGATGAAAGATAACGGCTATACAAAAGAACAAATTGCTGCGGTGAAAGCAGTACCAGATAGTTGGGTTTCTATATCAGTGTCTGGATATTGTAGAGCATTGTCAAAAGGTATGCCA